CCCAAATGCAGGAGATGGAAGCACTCTCTTGGCAGGTGCAAATGCGATAAATTCTAATTTCGATGAAGTTTATAATTTGGTTGGTGATGGAACTAATTTATTGTCAGGAATTGTAACTTCTATAGTTGCAGGAAATAATGTAACGGTATCTGGTTCTACTGGTGCAGTTACCATTAACGCTACTAGTGGTGGAGGTGGTGGTGGAAGTATTGCAGGTATTAGTACTACAGGAACATCTTACTTTAATATTATAAATGCTGCTGGTAATTCTAATTTAAATACTGTAAATCTTCCTGATAATACAAGTTTGTTTCTTGGGAATGATGATGATTTAGAACTATTACATACTGCTGGTAGTGGTAGTTATATTAAAAATAATAATAATTCATTAGATCTTCTTTCTGATATCACTAGCATTAATAGTAAGAATAATTCTATTACCTTCCTCAAAGCTAATGCTAGTGGTTTGATTGCCACTACTGGTATTCTAACTACTACTACTGTTTCTGCTGGTGGTTCTGTTACTGCTAATACATTCTATGGTGACGGATCAAACTTAACTGGTGTCGGTGGTGGAGGAGGAGGTGATATTACTGCAGTTACTGCTGGAACTGGATTATCTGGTGGTGGAGCGTCAGGAGATGTAACTTTAAATATTGCAAATACTGCAGTTAGTGCGGGTTCATATACAAATACAAGTATTACAGTTGATGCTCAAGGTAGAATAACTTCAGCATCTAATGGTACAGGTGGTTCTGGAATAATAGTTCAGGATGAAGGTTCATCATTATCAACTAGTGGCACAACTCTTAATTTTGTTGGATCTGGTGTTGTAGCAAGTGGAACTGGTGCAGTAAAAACAATTACTATTGCTGGTGGTGGTGGATCATTAGCATCTAGAACAACAGTATCAGCAACTACTGCTAGTCTTAATGCTGCTGCTTCTGGAGATTTATCAATAACTGGATATAAAGCATATCATTTACTTAAAGTATCAGTTAATCATCCTGCTTGGGTTAGACTTTATGTTGATGCTGCATCTAGAACTTCTGATGCTAGTAGAACAGAGGGGACAGATCCATTACCAGGTGCAGGTGTAATTGCAGAAGTTTTAACATCTACTGCTGGATCAACTGTATTCTTGATGTCACCTGGCGTTTTTGGTTGGAATGGAAGCGGAACAACCGCTATACTTGCTAAAGTGACCAACAAGGATAGTCAAGCACGGGCTATTCAAGTTACAATGGATGTAATACAAGCGGAGGCATAAAATGAAAGAGTATACAGTCACCCTTAATAATTTTTCTGATAAAACATCTTTTTGTAATGAAATGACTGCTTCTAGTGGAAGTGGTTCTGTTCCTAGTAGGGCATGTACATGTGATTTGATGAGACCTCAAAGTAGAAATACAATTTTTACTTTATCTGATGCTGAAGCAACTGAATTATTGAATGATTCTAGAGTTTTAGCATGTGAAGAAAATGTTGCATTGAATACTAAAGAGTTATGGTCATCTTCTCAACAAGCTTCTTGGGATAAGAGTCCCGACGATGCTAGTGATAAAAATTGGGGTATTAAAAGATTAATTAATGGACAAGCAACTGCAAACTGGGGAACTAATGGATCAAGTGACTACACCGAACAAGTTAATACAACAAGTTCTGGTAAAAATGTAGATGTGATAATTGTTGATAGTCATATTAATTTTGGTCATCCAGAGTTTAAAGCAAATCCAAATGGAACTGGAAGCAATAGAGCAGTTGAATTTAATTGGTTTCAATATAGTGCCACTCTAGGTTACAGTGGTAATACTGCAGCAACATATGTTTATACTGGTGGTAACAGTAGTCACGGAACTCATGTAGCAGGTACAGTTGCAGGAAATACTCAAGGTTGGGCAAGAGATGCTAATATTTACAATATGTCATTTGCATCGGATGCTGGTGGTGGTAATGGTATAAGTGGTTTATTTTGGTATAATATTATGTTTGAATATATTCGACATTTTCATAATAATAAACCAATAAATGCTGCAACTGGTAGAAGGAATCCAACAATTGTTAATAATAGTTGGAGTTTTGTAGAGTTTAGTGATGAACCAAATCTATCAGCAGTTAATGCAGTAAAGTATAGAACCGAGTATTCAACAAACCTTAGTGGTCAAACTGATTCACAAAAGAAAACTACATTACAATCGAAAAGAATTCCTGTTCCAGGTAGTTCCACTATTCCTAATTTTAATAAAGTTGTAGCATCTGTTGACGCAGATATAATAGATGCTATGAATGATGGTGTGATCTTTTGTTCTGCTGCTGGAAATGATTATATGCCAACTGATGTTAATGGTGGTGAAGACTATAATAATAGTGTAACTGTTAGTGGAGTAACATACTATCCAATTAGAGGAGGAACACCAGGCACTACAACTAATATGATAAACGTTGGTGCAACAGCAGCAACAGTATCAGAAACTAAAGCAGTTTTTAGTAATTTTGAAGAAAGAGTTGATGTATATGCACCTGGTCGTAATATTATGTCATCCGTGAAAAATACCTCTTCTGGTTATGGTAATCAGGTAGCAGATTCAAGAGATTCTAATTATTATAATGCGTCTGCTAGTGGTACTAGTATGGCAACACCTCAAGTATGTGGACTTTTAGCATGTGCTGCTGAACAATATCCCAATATGAGGCAAGCAGATGCACTTCAATATTTGATTGAGGGTGCTAAAGCACAAATTGCAACTACTAGTGAGGATCCTCCAACACAAAGTCCTTATACAAGTTTTGGTGATGGTAATAATCGATATGTATCTTATGTCTTTAAAAGACCTCAAAGTGGAACTGCGTTCCCTCATGATAATCATGGAAATAGAGATCTATGGCCTAATGGTGTAAAATATCCAAGGGTAAATAGTCTTGTGACTAAACCTTCATAAAACCTTTAATAAATAAATAAAAAGTTCCAAAAATGGCTGCAATCATAACTGATAAGATTAGGATATTAAATGCAAAGAATTTCATTGCTGGTGTAAATTCTACTAGCAACGCATATTATTCTTTTATTGGATTACCTAATCCTACAGAACAACAATCTGATTGGGATACTTCTCCTCCTTCTCCTAAAGATAGTTTTAATGAGGAGAATAGTTATTGGGATACTATGATTGCTTTGAAGAAAATTTCTTCTTCAGATGTAAGACAGGTAGTTCAAAAGAGATTGTGGACTTCAGGAACGACATATGATATGTATCGTGGTGATTATACGAGATCAAATACTGCTAATGTTTCAGGTGCTACAAATTTATATTCTGCAAGTTATTATGTATTGAATAGTGATTATAGAGTTTATGAGTGTTTGCAAAATGGAACTGATCCAGAAAATCCTAATGGTAGACCATCATTAGATGAACCAACATTTACTGATCTAGAACCAAAGACTGCAGGAAGTAGTGGTGATGGGTATGTATGGAAATATCTTTATACTATTAAACCAAGTGATATTGTAAAATTTGAATCAACTGATTTTATTCCAGTTCCTCCAAACTGGGAAACTTCTGCTGATGATGCTGCAGTAAGAGATAATGCAGTAGATGGATCTATTAAGATAGTTACTATTACTAATAGAGGAGTTGGTTTAGGAACTGCTGGTGCTGTTTATACAAGAGTTCCAATTAAAGGTGATGGGGGTGGTGCAGAATGCACTATCATTATGTCTAATGACCAAACAGTTGATTCTATAACTGTTTCTAGTCAAGGATCTGGTTATTCTTACGGTAATGTTGATTTAGTTTCTGGTGGAGTTCCTACAGGAACCACAGTTCCAACATTTGATGTTGTTATTCCACCTCAAGGAGGACATGGATCTGATATCTATGAGGAATTGGGTGCATATAATGTTTTGCTCTATTCTAGAATAGAAAATGATGCAGAAAATCCTGATTTTATTACAGGAAATCAAGTAGCAAGAATTGGTGTTGTTCAAGATCCTAAAGGATTTGGATCTAATAACTTATTAACACTAGACAAAGCAAGTGCAGTTCCTGCTCTTCGTTTGACTGGTGCTGGATATAGTTCTGCTACATTTACTGCTGATGCATTAATAAAACAAACTATTGGAACAGGTTCTACTGCTCTAGGTAAAGTCATTAGTTATGATCAAGTTACAGGAGTTTTAAAGTTCTGGCAAGACAGAACTATGGCAGGATTTAATACTGTAGGAACTGCTCAAACAAATCCTCCTTTTGGATATAACTTAAATCAATTTACTAGCACTCCAAGTGGTAATGGTAGTCTTACTATCATTCCTTCTACGGGATCTAATTTAGCAATAGATACGTCCTTTACAGGTGTCTCAACCGTAATAAATAGTAAGACGTATTACCTTGGGCAGTCATTTAATAATGGCATTGCTAATCCTGAATCTAAAAAGTATTCTGGAAATATTATTTACATTGATAATAGACCATCCATAACAAGGTCATTAAATCAAAAAGAAGATATCAAAGTTATTTTGCAGTTCTAAAAAATCATGCCACAGCAAACGAATTTAAACGTATCGCCATATTTTGACGACTATTCAGATAATAGTGGTTATCATAAGGTGCTGTTTAAACCTGGAACTCCTGTTCAGGCAAGAGAACTTAATAATCTCCAATCTATTTTACAAAATCAGATTGAAAAGTTTGGCCAACATTTTTTCAAAGAAGGTGCAAAGGTAATACCTGGTAATACTGGATATAATAAGTTATACTATAATATCCAACTTCAAAATACTTTTCAAGGAATTCCTGTAGCGGCATATGTTGATCAATTAGTTGGAACGCAAATAACAGGAAGAACATCTGGTGTAACTGCAGTTGTAGATAATGTTTTATTAGCAGAAGATTCTGAAAGAGGAAATTTAACTTTATATGTTGCTTATATTGGTTCAAGCACTTCAAATAATACAACACAAACTTTTGCTGATGGTGAAGAATTAACATCTAACACTAGTATTAGTTCTGGTTTATTAGGTAATAGTTCTATCACTTCAGGAAGTCCATTTGCAATAACATTAGCAAAAAATGCTGCTGCTACTGGATCATCTTTTCAAATTCAAGAAGGTGTATATTTCGTTAGAGGGCAGTTTGTTAAAGTAGAACAACAGACTCTTATACTAGAACAGTATAATAATAAGGGAAATTATAGAGTTGGTTTAGCAGTAAATGAGGAGATTATAAACTCTGATATGGATGAAACCCTGAATGATAATTCGCAGGGATTTAATAACTATTCTGCTCCAGGTGCTGATAGATTAAAAATTACACTTAGTCTTTTCAAGAAGCCGTTAGATGATTTTGATGATAATGCTTTCGTTGAAGAAGCATCAGTTGTTGAAGGTGTTCTTAAGTCTAAAGTAAGAACTAGTGCATATAAAGGTCTTTCTGATGAACTTGCACGTAGAACTTATGACGAGTCTGGAGACTATTATGTAAGACCATTTAATGTTACTACTAGAGATTCATTAAATGATAATGTTGGTAATAGAGGTATTTTTAAAGAAGGTCAGTTTACCTATAGTGGAACTATACCAGCAGAGGATCTTGCTGTTTATAAACTTTCTCCAGGTAAAGCATATGTAAGAGGATATGAGATAGAAACTACATCTCCTGTCTTTTTAGATTGTCCAAAACCAAGGACAACAAAGACTTTAGAAGGTCAGAATATAATTTACAATACAGGTGCAACATTAAAGTTAAATAGAACCTATGGAAATCCTACTATAGGTATTGGTAATACTTATATTTTAAGTTTAAGAGATCAAAGAGGAGGTGCTGATCAGACAACAGTTCCTGGTTCTGAAATTGGTCTTGCTAGAGTTTATGACTATAGTTTAGAAACTGGATCATATAATAATATTTCTAATTTAAATCAGTGGGATTTATCTTTATATGATGTTCAGACAGTTACCAAGATAAGTTTAAATCAACCCATTGATAGTTTACCTACTCCAACTTTTGTGGAAGGTGCTAATAGTGGAGCAACTGCATTCCTTAAAGATACTGTTACTAATAGTGCTGCTTTAAATCTTTATGAAAGGGAAGGTGACTTTATAGAAAATGAAGCATTGATATTCAATGGAGTTCAGAATGGAAGAGTTGCAATAGCAGTTACTGCATACAATATCTCTGATGTTAAATCAGTATTTGCTACTAATGATGGAACAGTTGGTACTGCTGGAACATTTAATGCAGATGTCATTCAGTCCCCATCACTCTTTGTCGGAATTGCAACTGTTACTGCTGCTTCAGGTGGAGTAAGCACTGTAACTAGTGCAAGTAGTGATGTATTTCCTGGTAATGGACTAGTAAAGGTAAACAATCTAGTTCAATTCAGTAATCCTGCTAAATCTAATGACCCAACATACGGAAGAATAACTGTTGTTGGCGAGAGTTCAATTACAATTGCTAATGTCGCAGATGTAGATGGAATAGCAAATGGAAGTCTACCAACTGTAGCAAGAGAAGTAACAGATTTACAAGTTATAACTACACAATTAGCAGCATCTTCTGATAATACTTTATTCACTAGATTGCCAAAGGATTATATCTCAGATGTAGATTTAACTAATGCTACTCTTTCTATAAGAAAAGTATTTACTGTTAATATTGTAAATAACAAGTTAGCACAATCAGTTTCTGCTGGATCCAGTGAGTTCTTCCTTCCATTTGATGAAGAGAGATATTCATTAGTTCGTGTTGATGGTAGCACTGAACCATTATCTACTGATCAGATAGAAATTAGTTTAGATGGTAAAGCACTTCAAATTTATAATTTAGGAACAAATGATGCTGGTGCTCAATTAACAGCTACACTTACAAAGCAAAAACCAAAAGCGAAGAAGAAAATTAAGAATAGAGTTAATAGTATTATTGTTGATAAATCTACAAATCCTGCATCTGGTATCGGATCTACCACAACAAATGATGGTTTAACACACGGATCTTATCCTTATGGAACAAGAGTTCAAGATAGGATTCTAACATTAGGTTCTGCTGATGTTATGAAGATTCATGGAATATATGAATCTGCTGGTGTAGAAGTTCCATCAGCACCTAAGATGATTCTTTCTGATATCAATAGTCAGTCTACAACTACTACTGAATTAACAGTTGGAGAGCATCTTATTGGTCAAAATAGTGGAGCAGTAGCGATTTATGCAGAAAGATTGACAGACAGTCAAATTACATTCATTTACAAGAATGATTTTGTGTTTGCTGAAGGAGAACCAGTAATATTCCAAGAATCTGAAATACAAGGAACTGTTACAACATTAGATGCAACTAGTTTTGAAATTGGTGGTGAATATACATTTAGCACTGGTCAAGAAAAAACAATATATGATTATGGATCTATAACACGAAGACCCGAAGCAGATGCACCAAATAAGAAGATTAGAGTTTATTTTGAAAATGCATTCTATGATTCTACTGATGATGGAGACATAACAACAGTAAATTCATATGATAACTTTGATTATGCTGAAGATATCATGGGAATTGATGGTATCTCTAATGCAGACATTATTGATATTAGACCTAGAGTTGCAGATTACATAGTTTCTGAAAGCACTAGATCTCCATTAGAGTTTTATGGAAGAACCTTTAACAATGAAGGTCAAACTGCCTCTAATATTCTAGCATCTGATGAAGCTATTATTGCTTCTTTCTCACATTTCCTTGGAAGAATTGATAGAATTTTCTTAACAAAAACTGGAGAGTTTCAAGTTAAGTATGGTGCTCCTGCAGAAAAACCAGATAAACCTGGTAATGTAGATGCTGCTCTTGAAGTGGCAACTATAAACTTACCACCATTCCTCTTTAATCCTGAACAGGCAGATATTCGTTCTCATGAATATAAGAGATTCCAAATGGTTGACATTAAGAATCTTGAGAATAGAATTAAGAATTTAGAATATTATACTGCATTAACTTTATTAGAAACTAATACTGCTAATCTATTTGTTTCAGATGCTGATGGACTTAATAGATTTAAGTCAGGATTCTTCGTTGATAACTTTGATTCATTCTTACCACAAGAAGATAGAATAGGTATTAAAAATAGTATTGATAGATCAGTCAAAGAACTCAGACCAAAGCATTATACTAATTCAGTAGATTTGATTTTTGGTCCTGTTACTGATGTAGATCCTACTACAGATTTGGCATTCAGTCCTATTGAAGGTATCAATGTAAGAAAGAACAACGATGCTATAACTCTAGATTATGCTGATGTTGAGTGGTTAAAGCAAAGTTTTGCTACAAGAACAGAAAGCGTAACTCCTTTCCTTATTAGTTTCTGGCAAGGAACTGTAGAATTAACTCCAGCAAGTGATAACTGGGTAGACACTGTTAGATTAGAAGCAAAAGTTATTCAAACAGAAGGTAATTATGCAGAAACAATGGCAGCAGCAAGTAGAAACTTTGGAACAGATCCTCAAACAGGATTTGCACCTGTTCTATGGAATGCATGGCAGACTAATTGGACTGGTATAGATGTTGTAGATACAACCAGAGTAACTCAAAATGGTGGTCAGTGGGGTGCAAGATTTAGTAGAGGTGGGTGGCCAAATGGAGATCCTTCTACAAACCCAGCCAGATGGATTCAGCAGCGTCAAACTACTACAGTTAGAGAAGAAATAAGAGAAACGATTCAGAGGGGTGTAGAGTCCAGACAGGGCGTTAGAACTATTGTTAGTGAAGTATTTGATAGACAGTCTCAAGGAGAGAAGGTTGTTAATAGAGATATCATTCCTTATATGAGATCTAGAAACGTTGAATTCGTTTCTAAGAGAATGAAACCAATAACTCAACTCTATGCATTCTTTGATGGAGAAGATGTTACTAAGTTCTGTGTTCCAAAACTTCTAGAAATAGAAATGACATCTGGAACATTCCAAGTTGGCGAAACTGTTATTGGTAATGTCCAAGGAACAGGACTTGGTGGAGATAACTTTAGTAATACAAGACCAAGCATAACCTTTAGGGCTGCTCAGTCTAATCATAAAGAAGGACAATATAATGCACCTTCAGTAACTTATGCTTCAAGTCCTTATACACAAAAACCAGTTCCTGCAACATATACATCTACCTCAACTACATTGAATATTGATACATTTTCACTTCAAAGTGAAACGCAAGGTCAATTCTTTGGTTTTGTAGAATCTGGAATGGTTCTTACTGGAAAAAGTAGTGGAGCACAAGCAAAAATTACTAATGTTAGATTGATTTCAGACTTATCTGCTTTCTGTGCTGGTAGTTACTTCATTCCAAATCCAAATGGAGTTAACTTCCCACGATTTGAAACTGGTAGTAGTGTCTTTACTCTTGTTAGTGATAAGGACAATAATCATAATGAAGCAGTTACTATTGCAGAAGAATCTTATACTGCTGCTGGTGCATTAGAAACAGTTCAAGAGACTATTATTTCAGTTAGAAATGCTAGAGTTGAGCAGAAACAAGAATTCCAGCAACGTAATGTTAATAGAACATTGGGTTCAGAAACTGTTTCTACTGCTATAACTGCAGGACCACTTGAAGAAAGAGATGTAGGTTGGTTTGACCCTCTTGCACAATCTTTCTTGGTTGAAGAAGAAACTGGTGTATTCCTTACAAAATGTGATATATTCTTCCGCACAAAGGATGATATGGACATTCCTGTAGTCTTCCAGTTGAGGACAATGCAGGGAGGATTCCCAACACAAAAGGTTATACCTTTCTCTGAGATTGTATTAAATCCTAATCAGGTTAATATTTCAGGTGATGGATCAGTTGCTACTACTATAGAATTTAAGTCTCCAGTATATTTGGAAAATGGTGGAGAGTATGCAATTTGTTTAGCATCTAACTCTACCAAGTATAGTGTTTATATTTCTCGTATTGGTGAAGAAGACCTTCTTACTAATACCTTTATTTCTAACCAACCATATTTGGGTTCTCTCTTTAAATCTCAAAATGCTTCTACATGGGAGCCAAGTCAGTGGGAAGACCTCAAGTTTACTCTTTATAGAGCAGACTTTATTGAATCAGGAAGTGTAGAGTTCTATAACCCAGATCTTACAAAAGGAAATAATCAAATTCCTATTTTGATGCCAGATTCATTAAGTTTAAGATCAAAAGAAGTTAGAGTTGGATTAGGTACTACTGTATTTGATGCTAATCTTGAATTAGGAAATACTGTCTATCAGATGTCAACACAAGCAACTGGTAATCTAGTTGGAACTGCAGGAACTGCTGCTGGACCTAATTTAGCAATTACTGATGCTGGTATTGGATATACTCCTGCAGCATCACAGATTACTTATTCGGGTGTAAATCTAGTTACTATAACAGGTAACGGTAGAGGAGCAGTAGGTTCTATTACAATTAATAGTGGATCTATAGTTTCTAATGGAGCAACAATTACTAGTGGTGGATCTGGTTATCAGATAGGTGATGTAGTTGGATTTAATACTCTTGGAATTGCTTCTGTTGGAAGAAATGCTAGATTAACAATTACATCTATTGGTGCTACATCAGAACTTATTTTAAATGAAGTTCAAGGTAACTTTGTTGTTGGTGCAGCAAATACTGTTATGTTTGTTGACAGCAATACAGTTGTTAGAGAATTGAATAGTGCTAATGGTGGAGATGTTCAGGTTACTTCAATCAATCAGGATAATGATGGATTGCATATTAAGGTAAATCATAAAAATCATGGTATGTATTTCAGTGATAATAAAGTTGAGATTTCAGGTGTTCAATCTGATGTTAAACCAACCAAATTAACTGCTGCATTTACTGCAACATCAACATCACCTCTTTCTGTTGTTAAAGCAGAAGATTTTGAAGAGTTTGAAAATGTAGGCGTAGGAACCACTAATACGGGATTCCTTCGTATTGGTGAAGAAATTATTGAATACACATCTGTTTCTGGTAATTCAATTGGTGGTAATATTACAAGAGGGGCAAACCCAGTATCATACCCAGTTGGAACTCCAGTATTTAAGTATGAATTGGCTGATGTTAACTTGATGAGAATTAATAAGACTCATGATTTATCTGATGTTACTAAATCAGATCCTATCACTTTTGATTCCTATAATATTAAAGTTGATATGTCAGAGAAGTTTAATGATAATAATGATGATAGAAGTAATGATGTTGGATATCCACAGTTATTTGTAGGTCAAACCAAATCTGCTGGTGGATATGATATAAGGGCAACACAAAACATGCCATTTGAAATTATTACACCAGTTGTTCAAAATCTAACTGTTAAGGGAACATCTTTAACAGCAGAAGTAAGAACTACTACAGGTAAGAGTTTAAGTGGAAATGAACTTCCTTTCCTAGATGCAGGATATGAATCTGTTGCACTTAATGAATCAAATTACATGACTTCATCTAGATTGATTGCTTCTAAAGTAAATGCAGATGCTAAACTAACAAATCTTGCAGGTGCAAAATCTCTTAATATGAGAATGTTACTTAATACTACTGATAGTAGAATAAGTCCTGTTATTGATGGTCAGAGAGTTAGCACCATACTTACATCTAATAGAGTTAATGATGTTATTGGTGATTATACAACTGATCCAAGAGTTAATTCTCTTGTAGATGATCCTACAGCATGTCAATACTTATCTAAAGAAATTAATTTAGAAAATCCTGCTACATCTATTAAAATTTTATTAGGTGCTCATATACATCTTGATGCTGATATAAGAGCATTCTATGCAGTTAGTGATAAGCAAGGATTCAAACCTGTATTTACTCCTTTCCCAGGATTTAATAACCTCAATAAACAAGGACAGGTAATAGCACCTAAAAATAGTAATGGTCAATCTGACACTTTAGTCGTTAAATCTAATTCATATGGATTTGAACCACAAGATATCGAGTATAAGGATTATACCTTTACTGCTGATAACTTACCTTCATTCAGATCTTATAGAATTAAAATTGTTATGACATCTAAAAATCAGGCATATGTGCCTAGAATGAAGGATTTGAGAGTACTTGCATTAGCATAACTATGACATTAAACAAAGTGAAAGACCAAAGTGATTTGGCAAGAGATCCAAAAACAGGATCTATCGTTAATGTAAACAATTTAGATTATGAAAAATATGTAGCAAGTCGAAAAGTTAAAACTGCAAAAACAAAACAAGTCTCTACTATTGAAGAAGATCTTGTTAATCTAAAAAATGAAATGAATGAGATTAAATCCCTACTTAAAGAGTTAGTCAATGGCAACTAAAAAGATTACATTTGATCCCACTGCAGGTGTTCCTGTAGCATCGAACTTAACCATATATGGAGGTTCTACTTTTGATGCTACCTTTACAGTTGTAGACGTTGGTAATGCTGCATATGGATTTACAACTGCATGGTCTGTCTCTGCACAACTTCAAAAGAGTGCTGGAGTAGCAGCAACTACAGTTCCAACTGCAACCTTTACTGCAGGGATTAGCACAGGATCTATTACATTATCATTAGGTCGAAATCATACTCGATCTATTCCACAAGGAAGATACTTGTACAATGTATTGATTAGTCCTGGTGTAGGACAAACAACTTATAATATACTAAATGGAAATATCATGGTTCAGGCAGGTATTTCTTCAGCACCATAAATATAGTGAAGGAGTAATAGTCTAAATGGCACAACCAGGAACCAGAGGAGAATTTATAGATTATTGTAAACGGCAACTGGGTGCTCCAGTGCTGGAAATCAATATTGCCGATGAGCAAGTTGAAGACATCGTTGACGATGCCATTCAATTTTTTAATGAAAGGCATTTTGATGGTGTTTCTCAAGTCTATCTTAAATATCAAATTACTCAAGACGATATTGATAGAGGAAGTGCAACAATGGAAGCAGGTGAGGGTAATAAAGTTACTGGTATATCAACTACAACATCTGAAACAAAGATTGCTGGTGTATCTACATCTTTCAATTTCTATGAGAATGGAAATTTCTTACAGATGCCTCCAGAAGTAATTGGAGTAACAAAACTTTTTCATTTTGATGGATCAAATACTGTTACTAATAACATGTTTAGTGTTAAGTATCAGTTATTCTTAAATGATGTTGCATTTAACCTTGGTTATCAGGGTCTTTTAAGTTATGCAATGACTAGAACTTATCTAGAAGATATTAATTTTTTATTGACTACAGAGAAGCAAATAAGATTTAACCAGAGAATGGATAGATTGTATATTGATATTGATTGGAGTAGTGTTAGTAAAGGAGATTGGCTAATACTTGATTGTTTTAGATTATTAGATCCAAATGATTACCCTAGAGTATGGAATGATTCATTCTTAAAGAGATACTCAACTGCTCTTATGAAAAGGCAGTGGGGTCAAAATTTACTTAAATTCCAAGGAGTTAAACTTCCTGGTGGTGTTGAGTTAAATGGACGGCAAATTTATGATGATGGAGAGAAAGATCTTGAAATCATCCGAGAACAGATGTCCAATATGTATGAAATGCCACCATTAGACATGATAGGTTAGTATAGTGCTTAACCCATTCTTCCAGCAAGGTGCTCGATCAGAACAGAATTTAGTTCAGGATCTAATCAACGAACAGTTGAGGATGTATGGTGTTGAGGTGCATTATCTACCTCGTAAGTATGTGACAGAAAATAAAGTAATAAGAGAAGTAGTAGCATCTAGATTTGATGATGCATATCCTATTGAGGCATATGTTGATACCTTTGATGGGTATGGAGATAATCCAACTCTATTATCAAAGTTTGGTATTGAACAGACGAATGAGATAACACTTACTATTTCTAAAGAAAGATTTGAGAATTATATCTCACCTTTGATGAAAAATGAGGCAGATGTAAAACTAACAACTAGACCCAAGGAAGGAGATCTAGTTTATTTTCCATTGGGAGATAGGTTATTTGAGATCAAGTATGTAGAGCATGAGAAACCTTTCTACCAGTTACAAAAGAATTATGTTTATGAATTAAGATGTGAACTCTTCCGTTACGAAGATGAAATCATCGATACAGGTGTTGATGAGATTGATAATGAGTTAGTCGGAGATAATTTGGATGGAGATACAGAAGACGGTATTCCAACAATACTTGGTCCAACTCAAACACTTACTGTAGTTGGTGTGGGAATAACTGCTGCTGCATATACTGGAATAATAACCTCTGGTGCTATAAGATATATTGATATAACCAATAGAGGTGGTGGATACATCTATAGTCCCTCTGTAGGGTTCTCCTCTGCCCCTACAGGCGGCGTAACAGGTATTGCCACTGTAAGGATGATTGGAGGCATTGTAGCGTGTAATAAGAACGTTAATGAGAGAGCACGTTCTGTTCAGAATATAGACTTGGTAAATCCAGGTTCTGGATATACTGTAGCACCTCTAGTTCAGGTAACTGGTGGTGAAGGAACAGGTGCTGCTGGAACTGCATTCATAGGTGATGGAACAGTTGGTATTGTAACACTTACTGCAACTGGTTCTGGATTTACTACCGCACCAACAATTACATTCTCTGGTCCTATTGGAGTAGGAACAACAGCTACTGCTGTTGCAATTATTAGTGCTGGTGGAACTATTACTTCTATCAACATTACTAATGCTGGTGCAGGATATACTGTTGCACCTACCATATCAATATCCGATCCATCGATGGATTCTACAGGAGATTATATCTTTAATGAGCAAGTCAAGGGTGAAAATAGTAATGCAACTGGTAGAGTTAGATCTTGGAATTCTACAACCAATATATTAGAAGTTGCTTCTATCAATGGCACATTTGTTATGGGTGAGAAGATAATTGGTCAGACATCTCTTGCATCACATGCCTTAAGGGTAGTAGATGAGGATCCTACTGATGATGGATATGCTGATAACTTTAATATAGAAACAGAAGCAGATAAGATATTAGACTTTACGGAACAGAACCCATTCGGTATTCCCTAAATATAAGTTACGAGGATAATAACCATGTTTGAGTATTTTTATAACGAGATATTGAGGAGAACCATTGTTGCGTTCGGAACTTTGTTTAATGGTATTACTGTTAAGCAAACGGATTCGACTATAAGAGTTCCTTTGGCATACGGTCCAACTCAAAAGTTTCTTGCAAGATTAGAACAAGCACCAGACTTGAATAAGAGCACTGCGATTACTCTTCCAAGGATGTCGTTTGAGTTTACTGGTCTTACATATGATCCTAGTAGAAAGGTTACTACAACACAACAATATACAGTAAAAGATCCAGATGATGGAAGTGAATCAAAAAAGACATATATGCCTGTTCCATATAATATGCAATTTGAACTTGCTATTATGTGTAAGTTGAATGATGATGCATTGCAGATTACAGAACAAATATTACCATATTTCCAACCAGCATATAACGTATCAGTAAATTTGGTTGGTGCTATTAATGAGAAAAGAGATATTCCTATTGTATTAGAAAATATTACAATGCAGGATGATTATGAAGGAGACTTTACTTCAAGAAGAGTTCTTCTTTATACATTAAGGTTTACTGCTAAAACCTACATGTTTGGTCCTGTTACTTCTGCTACTAAGGACATCATTAAGAAGGTCAAGACTACATACATTTCTGGAGATTCCAAGAGTACTATGCGGGATATTTCCTACACAGTTACTCCAAGAGCAACCAAGAATTACACAGGTGATGTTCTTACCAATCTTGATGAGAATATTGGTTTAGGTGATGTTATAATTCCTTTGGTTGATGGAAGTAAAATTCCTGCACTATCATCATCTAAGAAACTTTATATTAATATTGGAGATGAGGAATTGTATGTCAAGAAAATTGAGGGTAATAGTATAACTGTTGAAAGAGGACAAGATCAAACTGTTGCCGCTTCTCATTTGAAAGGTGCTGAAGTTAAGTCTATTGCTGCTGCTGATAATGTTCTTATCGAAGAAGGGGATGACTTTGGATTTGATGGCACTGTAGACGGGTTCCTCTAAATGGATAAAGAATATAATAAGTTAGATAAATCCTTTAATATCACTCCCGAAGTGGTAGAAGAGAAGACTGAAGTTGTTAAACCAGAAAAACCTGCTAGACTTACACAGGATGATATTACGAAAGATTATGAGTATACAAGAGGCAATCTTTATAGTATAATAGAGAAAGGACAAGAGGCAATAAATGGTATTCTTGAGATTGCTCAAGAAAGTGAGATGCCTAGAGCATATGAAGTTGCTGGTCAACTCATAAAAAGTGTCTCTGATGCTACTGATAAATTGATTGATCTTCAGAAAAAACTGAAGGATGTCAATGAAGAAAAAGTATCAAAAGGACCATCCACAGTCAATAATGCACTTTTTGTTGGATCTACTGCAGATCTTGCAAAACTGATAAAGGGAGAAACCCCTAAAAAAGACTGAATAAATATACTTGTAGATGGAGTAGAAATACGTGCCACTTAAGAAGCCATCAGAATTTTACGAAAAAAATCCTAATTCATCATTTGATGATGTAAAGGAAGAGTTGAAAAATGCTACACCTGAAAAGGTAGAGCGAATTTCTGAAGCTTTTGATTCGTTTAAAAGTAATTTAAATAATATACAATCTCTTTCTGACTTTACAGAAACTTTCAATACTTTCAAGTCTAATGTAGAAAAGGTAGAAGGTTTATCAAGTGCTGTAGAAGAGATACGAGAAAATATTCAAGATCTAATCAGTAAGAAAGATCTTGATGATTCTATGATGGCTCATCTTCTATTTGTAGAAGAGTCGATAAGAAATGTTCAAGATAAAGTAAAAACAGTTAATACAAATACTTTATTTGAAGTAAAGGAAGAATTTAATACATTATCTGAAAAGGTAACTGAGTTTTTAGGTGAGGAAGTTCCTGCATATAAGAAACTAATTGTAGATTCTGAAACCAGAGTTGATAGTAGATTTGGTGATTTTAAGGAAGAAGTAACTGATGTATTTGAAACTTTAGGAACTGATATTAAAGAAGAGGTTTCTAATATTGCAGATAACCTTAAAGGTATTAATGAAGAAAACCTTTCTGGTATTAAAGAAGATGTAAAGGGTATTGGTAATAAAGTTAAAACATTAGTAGAGAAAGAACTGCCAGAGTATAAGAAGTTCTTTGCAGAGACTGAATTAAAAACTGAAGATAGACTAACAGAAAATGAAGAGTTGGTAGATGAGAAATTAAAGAAGGTTGAAGAAAATTATAAGCAAGGAATTAAAGGAATTGAGAAGGATATAAAGCAACATAGAAAGTCTTTAACCGAATCAAAGATAAAGACAGAAAAGGGTATTAACAAGTTATTCAGAGAGTTAGCACAGGATATTGTTACTCTTGATGAAAGACTTGTTGTTCTCGATACTGGTGTTACTGCTGTTCATGAAAGAGTAGAAGGTAAAGAATCTGAAGTTGATAAAGTATTATCTGAAAGGATAATTAAAATTGAGAACCTGGTAAAGGAATCAAAAGTTCTTTCTGACACTGTAAAGAGAGACTTTAAGAATAGAGAGATTTCTAGTGATAAAAAGTTAGAAGAGTATGCAAATACTTTAACTTCTTTTGCATCAAAGATAACTGAATTAGAATCAAATCTATCAGACAACATATGCGAACTACAAGAGAATTTAGATACTAGCACTACAAAGTATCATGATGATTTAAAAACTAATGTAGAGCAGTTTGAAGAAACTTTATCTGATAAGTTAAAAGATTTACAAATTAACTTTACTGTAAATGAAAAGCATATTAACGGTATTCGTAAAGAGTTTGAGGATGTTGTAGAGAAATTAAATGTAGATGAAATAGCAGCAAAGAGTAAAGAACTTACTGGTAAAGTTAGACAATTAGAAGAAGTATTAGAGAAGTTTGATCAGAAAGAAATTCTATCAGAGGGTCTTTTAAATATTCCTCCTGATGTTGATAACTCTGATCCATTAACACCATTAGATAAGAGATATGTAACTCTTGATCAACTGTCAGAGCATTACAGATTATTTGTCAATAGAGTTCAGCAACAACTATCAACCTTTGGTGGCGGTGGTGCTGTTCGTCTTGATGATCTAGAAGATGTTGATGTAACTGGTGGTCTAGATGATAATTATATTATTCAATACAGTTCAGCAACTTCCAAGTGGATTGCAAAGACAGGTAATGTTGGTGGTGCTGGAACTTGGGCATCTAATACAATTGGTGTTCATACAACTAGAAATGTAGGTATTAACACTACATCTGCTAAATCCGACTATGCATTATGGGTTGCTGGTAAGATGGGTGTTGAGGGAGACCTCGAATATGATGAAGCAACTGCACGTAACTGGAATATATCTGGTGTGGCAACTGCTGCAAAAATGCATGTTGGTGGAGGAACTACATTCCCAGAAGATTTAGTAGTTACTGGTAATACTAGGATTGTTGGAATATTAACTATTGGTACTTCATCTATTATTATTGATGGTGAACAAGAAGAGATTTCTATTGGTAGCACAATTGATGGTGAAGACGGTGTTACTATTACCAATTCTGCGGTTACTATTGGTGCTGGTGTAACAATTAGTGCTGCTGCATCTGGTATTAACTCTTGTCCTAATGTTCTATATGTTGCAAAAGATGGTGTAGATACAAATAATGGAACATCAATTGACAATGCTAAACTAACAATTAAAGCAGCAGTTGGTATTGCTCAATCAGGAACAACAATTAAAGTTCTTTCAGGTAGATATGAAGAAGCGAATCCTATTGAAATCCCTGCCTTTGTTTCAGTTGTAGGAGATGACCAAAGAGCAGTTACTGTTATCCCTAGCAATACAACAAGTGATATCTTTCATGTAAGAAAAGCATCCAAAATTGCAAACATGACTTTTACTGGTCATCTTGCTCCTGCAGCTGCTGTATCATTCCCTAAAGATGAGATTGCAGAAAATGTAGGTGGTGGTAAGTGGAAAGGACCATATATTCAGAACTGCACTAGTGATACAACAACAGGAACTGGATTGTATGTTGATGGAGATCAAGCAAGATCATTGAGTTCTATGAACGTTGACTCATACACTCAATATAATCAAGGTGGAGTTGGTGTTGCTGTTACTAATGGTGGATTTGCACAGTTAGTTTCACTATTCACTATTTGCACAAATGAAGCGGTTACTTGTGATAAAGGGGGTCAAGCAGATATAGCAAACAGTAATTGTAGTTTTGGTACTTTTGGTTTAGTTTCTAGAGGAGTAAGTGATCTTCAATATACAGGTATAGTCACTACAACTGCTGCTGCTTCTCAAGCGAATATCAAAGTAAATGTAAGCACTCCTACGTTAAACATTAATAATTTTGTATATGATCATCTTTCTGGAATAGCAACGGTTACAACAACTGCTGCTCATGGATTCCAAGTAGGGATGGGAGTTACAGTATCTGGTATTGGAGTAACATGCATATATGGAAGTAAGACTTATCCATCCAAGAAACCTTTTGTATTTGATGTAGATTCTATTCCATCTACAACATCATTTGTAATTAACGTAGGTATTTCAACTGTTGGACATACATATGTGTCTGGAGGCACTGCCAAGATAGACGTAGATCGTCCCTATGACGGTCAATTAGTCTTCTTTGATAGATTGTATAAGGATGTTAATAAGATCACTGTAGGGTCAGGTGGAACAGGGTATTCATTTACTCCAACAGTAACAGTTGATGCTCCTACTGGACCAAATGGTGAAAGGGCAACTGCATTTGCAACTTTAGAAGGAGATAGTGTTGCATCTATAACGATTATTAGTAGTGGGTCTCAATATGAATCTGCACCAAATATAACCATTTCTGCTCCTGAAGAAGGTTCTAATACTGCAACTGGAACAGCAGTTATGGAAGATCTTTATTATACAATAAATAGTTCGACACCTGTATCTTCAGGTATATCTACTCTAACTCTTGCTACTAATTTATTAAGTGCAGTCGGAGTTGGTTCTACAGCATTCTTCTCACAAGGAAGTAGAATTGTTGCTAGTTCTCATACTTTTGAGTATGTTGGAGCAGGTAATCAGATTGTCACTGCTACACCAAAACGTGGTGGTGTAACCAATCAAGAAAATGAAGTTGTTACTGAGACGGGAGGTAAGGTTCTTTATACCAGCACAGACCAAGCAGGTAACTTCAGAATTGGTGATGATTTGCAAATAAACCAAGAAACTGGTACAATTAGCGGAAGATCCTTTAGTAAGAGTTTGTTCTCAGAAATGACTCCGTTTATCCTAGCATTAAGTTAATATGGCACTCGCACTCAACAGATTTAAAACAGTCACTATAGAATTGACTACTTCCAGTCAAGTTGTATATACTGCACCCACAGGATATACTGGGATCATTCTTTATGCACATGTAACCAACTATGCTGCAGCAGCAACTACTCTTACAATGTCACATAGGAGAAGTAGCACTACAACAGAAATTATTAAAGGAGCAAGTGTTCCTGTTGCTGATGCTTACATTCCTTTGGATGGAAAGTTAGTATTAGAAACAAGTGATTCTGTTATTGCAGAAGCAGGTGCTAATAGCACATTAAAAGTTCTTCTTTCTGTATTGGAGACTGCAAATGCCTAGACTATTAAGTCAAATTAATGGTTCTGGGCAAGTAGGTATTGCTAGTGATGGAACCAGCCTTGGTAACATGAGTGAACTAAACTTCCAAAGCAATAGAGTTAAATTGAGTGCAACTGGTATTGCAACTGTCACCTCAGATCCACTAACAATCATAGGACTATGAAAAAATTCTCTCAATTTGTAAGTGAAGCACAAGAGGCAAAGTCATGTCCCAATGGACAATATTGGTGTTTTCAAGATAAGAAATGTAAGAAGATCCCTCGTGGATATCATGTAGGTAGAAGTGGATATTTGGCACAGGATAATGACGATGATAATAAAAATGGTAATGGTAACGGCAATGGCAACTCTAATGGAGGTAATGGTAATGGAGCTGGTAACGGTGGTGCTAATGGCGGTAACGGTGGTAATGGTGGTGGGAATGGCGGTGGAGGGGGAGAATAAATAGATTAACCTTATTATGTAACAAATGGCACAACAAAAACTTAAATTTACTATTCGCCAAGATGGTACTGTAACTGAAGAAGTTATCGGTATCATTGGCGATAGTTGTCAAGAACTGACCAAAAAAATTGAGGAAACACTGGGAGAAATCTCTTATAGAGAAAAGAAACCAGAATTCTACCAAACTAATACTACACAAGAAAATGTCACACTTCAGCACCATCAAGACTAAACTAAGAGAAAAGGAAATCCTGTTAAAAGCATTATTAACAATGGGACTTCCTGTAGATGTCAATCAGGAATTGGAAAATCCTGTTGGACATGACCATGCAAAAGTAATGTGTGATATTACTTTAGGAACTGATATTGGATTTCGTTTAAATAAACAAACAAGAAATTATGAGTTAGTAACTGATATACAAACGTGGAAACATCCTACTCCACCACAGAGAATGGTTGAAAAAATAACACAAGAATATGCTATAGAATTAATAGCAAGAGAGATTGAAAGAGAAGGATTTGAGATGGAAAGTAAGAAAAGAAATGTAGATAATAATGTAGAAATAGTTGCAACACGTTGGGTCTGATAAATATTGTTGGAGACCTGTGTTCTACAATGACTTTAACTGTTAATCTTCCACTCAATATAGAAGTTCCAAACACCCCAACAAAGTTCAAGTTGGGACTTATGTTCAGAGAAAGTTTGGAAGAAGATAGTGGAATGCTCTTTATATTTGAAGAAGTAGAGCAAAGATTCTTTCATATGAAGGATACCAAAATTCCTTTAGATATAGCATTTGTTAAAGAAGATGGAATAATAGAAAGTATCAAAGAATTAAATCCATACAATATTCTCCCTGTTGCATCAGATGGAGAAGTTCTTTATGCATTAGAAGTTAATAGAGGTTGGTTTGCTGAACATAATGTGAATGTAGGTGATAAGATTATTGATAATGAAGTAACTGAAGATATAGACACTTCTGATTGGAAATCTGATTTTAAACCAACAGAGTATGAGTTTACTGATCTTATAAAACCAGACCCAATCGTTTCTCCAAAATCGTCTCTTGAATGGGAAGATATGTCAGAAGCAAAGAAACTTCCTATAAAAAGGAATGGTCAGATTGTAGATACATATTTAAGGTGGAGGGGGAAGAACTTCATGCTACAGATGTTCTTCCCCCATATAAAGAAACCTTCTAGGAAGGAAGTTCTTACACAACTCCAGAAAGTTTATCCTGGATGCAAACTTTGGAATTATGAAATTTCAGATTACAAACCAGGAGATCCATTAATACAAGTACCTGAATAAAATTATGACTCTTGAAGAAGTATATCTTGGTAATCCCCTCCTAAAGAAAGCCAATGTTCAACAAGAATTTACTAAAGAACAAATTCTTGAGTTCATGGCATGTAAGAATGATCCCGTATATTTTGCAAAAAATCATGTAAAGATTGTGAGTTTGGATGAAGGTCTTGTTCCTTTCAAACCTTATGATTTTCAAGAAAGATTAATACAAAATTTCCACGATAATAGATTCAATATATGTAAGATGCCTCGTCAGACTGGTAAGTCTACGACTTCGGTATCATACTTATTACATTATGCTGTCTTTAATGACAATGTAAATATAGGTATTCTTGCTAACAAAGCAGCAACTGCCAGAGACTTACTGGGTAGATTGCAGACTGCTTATGAGAATCTTCCTAAGTGGATGCAGCAAGGAATTATATCATGGAATAAAGGTTCATTGGAGTTAGAAAATGGTAGTAAAATCTTGGCAGCTTCCACTAGTGCTAGTGCTGTTCGGGGTATGTCTTTCAACATCCTCTTCTTGGATGAGTTTGCTTTTGTTCCCAATCACATCGCTGACTCTTTCTTTGCTAGTGTTTATCCTACTATTACTTCTGGTAAAAGCACTAAAGTAATAATGGTTTCAACCCCTCACGGGATGAACCACTTCTATAGATATTGGCATGATGCAGAGAGAGGAAAGAATGAATATATACCAACCGATGTTCATTGGTCAGAAGTTCCTGGTAGGGATGATGTTTGGAAAGAGCAGACTATTGCTAACACTTCTGAACAGCAGTTTAAGATTGAGTTTGAGTGTGAGTTCTTAGGATCTGTTGATACTCTTATTGCTCCTAGTAAGTTGAGGAATATGATATATCAGCAACCAGAAAAGACAAGTGCTGGACTAGATGTATATGTAGATCCTCAAAAGGATCATGATTATGTTATATCTGTTGACGTTGCAAGAGGAGTAGGAAAAGATTTCTCTGCATTTGTAGTTGTTGATATTACAGAGTTTCCTCATTCTGTGGTTGCAAAGTATAGGAATAATGATATTAAACCAATGCTTTTCCCTAATGTCATTAATGATGTTGGTAAAAGTTATAATGATGCATTTGTTTTATGTGAAGTAAATGATGTGGGAGATCAGGTTGCTGCTATATTAAACTATGATTTAGAATATAAAAACCTTCTTATGTGTTCCATGAGAGGAAGAGCAGGTCAAGTTGTTGGTCAAGGATTCTCTGGTAAGAAAACTCAACTTGGTCTTAAGATGTCTAAAACAGTTAAGAAGGTGGGTTCTCTTAACTTGAAAACTTTAATAGAATCTGATAAACTACTTTCATGTGATTATGAAATAATGAGTGAGTTGACTACCTTTATTCAAAAGGGCAACTCATTTGAGGCAGAAGAAGGTTGTAATGATGACCTTGCTATGTGTCTTGTCATATATGCATGGTTAGTTGCTCAAGATTACTTTAAGGAACTTACTGATCAGGATGTAAGGAAAAGATTGTATGATGAGCAAAAGAATCAGATAGAACAAGATATGGCTCCATTTGGATTCATGTCAGATGGATTAGATGATACTAGTTTTGTAGATGATCAAGGAGATAGGTGGCATACTGATGAATATGGAGATCGTTCTTACATGTGGGAATATATGTAATGGATCATTACCATGAATATCTTAAAAGACAACATTACTTAGCAACACACATGGAATTAACAGAAGAAAATGTAATTAAGGTTCTAGAAGAACTTCTTCCTTATATTGAAGCAGATGGTGGATCTCTTCAACTTGTAGATATAGAGGAGGAAACTGGATATGTCAGAGTAAGACTGGGTGGTGCGTGTGAATCATGTGCTATGAGCACCATGACTTTGAAACAGGGTATAGAAAAGAAACTGATGATGGAGATACCAGATGTGGTAGGAGTTGTGCAGGTATTGTAGTTCATTCACGGTTTCCCCTCCGAAAATAGCCTTTTTAATAAATATTTTCAGATAAAAGATAAACTCGGAGAAAAAGAACATGGCGACTCCTCAATTATCTCCTGGTGTGTTAACCAGGGAGGTTGACTTAACAGTAGGAAGAGCTGAGAATGTATTAGATAACATTGGAGCAATTGCAGGACCATTTGCAATTGGACCAGTTGATGAGGCAACAGACATTTCTACAGAGCAAGACCTTATTAATGTATTCGGTGAACCAAAGTCTACCGATGCTCAGTATGAATATTGGATGGCAGCATCATCTTACCTTTCCTACGGAGGAGTTCTCAAGGTTGTAAGAACTGCAGGAACAACTCTAGCAAATGCAAATGCAGGTGTTGGACAAGCAGCAGCAACATTGACTGGTGCTGATAGAATTGACAACTATGATGATTATATTCAGAATCATTCTGAAGCAACAAACTTTACATATGCCGCAAAGAATCCTGGTTCTTGGGCAAACAACTTAAAGATTTGTGTTATTGATGATGCAGCAGACCAGACACTTACTTTAAGTGGAATCAATGCTTCAACTGTTGTTGGCATGGGTGTTACAACTGAACTTGATAGTGTTGTAGTTCCTGGTGCAGGTTCAACTTCCGCATTCACTGGATACCTTAAGTCAATCATCACTGGTGTTAATCTTACTAATAAAACTGTAGATGTTAAGATTGTTTCAAGAGTCGCAACTGACGGAACAGAAACAAAGATTGATTATGCAGAAGGAACTGATTATGCAGCATTCGGAGCTGCTGATGACATAAGAGTTATTCAGAACAACGGAACAGCACTTGGTGTTGCTCATACAGTTAGTTCACAAGTTGACTGGTATGATCAGCAAACTCTAGGATTAACTAATTCAGTAGTATTTTGGAAATCAATTGCTGGTAAGCCAAAGACAAACAAATATTCATTAGATAGAAACGGTAAGAACGACGGAATTCATGTTGTAGTTGTTGATGATTTAGGAGATGTAACAGGCATCCAAGGTCAAATCCTTGAGAAGCATACAAATCTTTCTAAAGCATTAGATGCAGTATCTGATGTCAATTCACCACAGAAGATCTGGTATGAGCAATTCTTAGCAGATTTCTCTGATAATGTATATGCTGGATCAAACCCAAGTGCTGCAGATGATGCTAATTGGGGCACTACACCATTATCAACTGGATTCTCTGCAGGATTCACAAAGAATACAACTGCACAAGGTCTATGGGGTCAAAATGCACAAGGAGTAACCTTTACTGCAATAGGTAAAGCAACATACACATTGACTGCAGGTGTTGATTATTCTTCCACAAACGGAATGAGTGCAGCATTATCTGATATAATTACTTCTTACGGTAAGTTCGCTAATAAGGATGAAGTAGAAGTAGATTACATTATTAACGGTCCAGGTTGTGGAACTAAAGCAGAGTCACAAGCAAAGGCAAATTATATAATTTCAGTAGCAAATGAGAGAAAAGATTGTGTTGCAACAATCAGTCCTCATAGAGGAGATGTTGTTGGTGTAACTAATGATGATACACAGACATCTAATGTCATTGATTTCTTTAGCACACTATCATCTTCATCATACTGTGTATTCGATAGTGGATACAAATACATGTATGATAGGTTCAACAATAAGTTCCGTTACGTTCCATGTAATGGAGATATCGCTGGTCTAATGACTCGCACAAATATTGTTGCATATCCTTGGTTCTCACCTGCTGGTCAGCAGCGTGGTATTATTAATAACGCAATTAAACTTGCATACAATCCAGATAAGGCACAAAGAGATAAGCTTTATCCTGCAAGAATTAACTCCGTTATCACTCAACCAGGAACTGGAACACTTCTCTTTGGAGATAAGACAGGACTTGGTTACGCATCTGCATTCGATAGAATTAACGTTCGTCGTTTGTTCCTTACAATTGAGCAAGCACTTGAAAAAGCAGCACAGGCTCAACTATTTGAACTCAACGATGAGTTAACAAGAGCAAACTTCCGCAATATTGTGGAACCATACCTACGTGATGTTGAAGCAAAGAGAGGACTTTTCGGATTCCTTGTTGTTTGCGACAGCACAAATAACACACCTGATGTTATTGATAATAATGAATTCCGAGCAGACATCTTCCTGAAGCCTGCGAAGTCAATTAACTACGTAACACTTACCTTTGTTGCCACCAGAACTGGTGTTAGCTTCGAGGAAGTAGTTGGTAGAGTTTAATTTCATAATCTAAATACAACAGGAGGATAACCAATCATGGCTACAAGTAGAGACAACAAATCAATCTCTCAATTTAAGTCGGCACTTATAGGTGGCGGTGCAAGACCTAATCTGTTTGAGGTAGAGTTAACCACTCTACCTGCAGGGATAGAGTGGGATGCAGAAAACTTTAGATTTATGGCAAAGGCAGCAGCATTACCTGCTCAAAACATTGCAGCAATTGATGTTCCATTTAGAGGTCGTATTTTTAAAGTTGCTGGAGACAGAACCATTGATACATGGACTGTTACTATCATCAACGATGAGAGTTTTGCTTTAAGGAATGCAATGGAACAGTGGACAGAGCAAATTGCAAGATTAACTAATAATCTTGGTGCTACTGATCCAGCTGCATATATGACAAATGCAAAGGTATTCCAATTAGGTAGAGGATCAAGTAAGAGTAGTAAGGATTCAAGTGGATCTGCAAATGCAGTTCTTAAAGAGTATGAATTCATTGATATATTCCCAACTACAGTTGGTGAGATTGCGTTAAGTTACGACACAGGTGACACAATCGAGGAGTTTGATGTAGAATTCCAGGTTCAGTCTCTAAATCTTACTGGAACTGGATCTCCTAACGGTTGATAAATAGAAGTAAGAAAAGAACATAAATTATGGCTAAGTTATTTGGGTTCTCGATAGAGGACACAGAACCACTATCTCCATCAGCAGTCTCTCCCGTCGCTCCTAATAGTGAGGACGGGAATGACTTCTATATGAGTAGTGGTTTTTTTGGTCAGTCGATAGACCTTGAAGGGGTATATCGAACTGAATTTGATTTGATTAAAAGGTATCGTGAAATGGCACTTCATCCTGAAGCGGATAGTGCTATTGAAGATATTGTCAATGAGGCATTAGTCTCTGATAGTAATGATACACCAGTACAACTCGATTTAGATCATCTAAATGCCAGCGATGGTATTAAGAAAAAGATTAGAGATGAGTTTAAGTATATTCTAGATTTAATGGATTTCGATAAGAAAGCCCATGAAATTTATAGAAACTGGTATATTGATGGAAGAATTTATTATCATAAAGTGATTGATTTGAAGAAACCTCATGAAGGTCTTCAAGAAATTCGTTATATTGACGCAATGAAAATGCGTTATGTGAAGAAGCAAAAGCAGACTAATAAAGATAGGTATAAGAATCCTATGAGAGTGGATACTGATAATCCAATGGATTTTGAGTTTCCTCAAACAGAAGAATTCTTTATTTACAATCCTAAAATTAGTTACCCAACAGGTAGCATTAGTGGTAATTCCGCAACTGCTGGAATTAAAATGACAAAGGATTCAGTTGCTTATGCTACAAGTGGACTAGTAAACAGAAACAACGGAACAACTCTATCATATCTACACAAAGCAATTAAGTCACTCAATCAACTTAGAATGATTGAGGATAGTCTGGTTATCTACAGATTATCTCGTGCTCCAGAACGAAGAATTTTTTATATTGATGTTGGTAATCTACCGAAAGTAAAGGCAGAGCAATATCTCCGTGACGTGATGATGAGATATCGTAACAAACTTGTATACGACGCTGGCACAGGAGAGATCCGAGATGACAAAAAGTACATGGCGATGCTGGAAGATTTCTGGCTACCTCGAAGAGAGGGAGGGCGTGGAACTGAAATTTCTACTCTTCCTGGAGGTCAAAACTTGGGGGAGATCACGGATATTGAGTACTTCAAAAAGAAATTATATAGGTCGCTCAATGTACCCTCATCAAGAATGGACGGAGAAGGAGGATTCAACTTGGGACGATCCTCAGAGATATTAAGAGATGAGGTTAAATTTAGTAAGTTTGTTGGACGTTTAAGAAAGAGATTCTCTGGTCTATTCATAGACATGTTGAGAACGCAGTTATTGCTTAAGAACATTGTTACCCCAGAAGACTGGGAGATAATGAGTGAGCATATTCAGTTTGATTTCTTATACGATAATCACTTTACTGAATTAAAAGAAGCAGAACTAATGAATGAAAGATTAGGTTTGCTTGCTACTGTTGAACCTTATGTTGGTAAGTATTATTCTCAAGATTGGATTCGTCGTAGAGTATTACGTCAAACTGATGAGGAAATTATTGAACAAGATAAGATAATTAAAAAAGAAATTAAGGATGGTATTATTGCAGATCCAATGGCAATTGACCAAGAAATGATGCTCGATCCAGAGGGTAGTGGTGGAATGAGACCAGTTGATCCAACTCAACTTGGTGCTACTGAAGCAGAACCAGATGGTGCATTAAGATCAATGGATGTAGATGCTAAAGCAACAACTATGGATGCAAATATAGTTAAACCTAAAGGTGGAGAAATCTAGTGCCCATCCCTAGAGATAGAAGTGATGATCATATTTTTCAAGTAAATTTAAGAGAAAGTGAGATAAGACTACTGTATAATGCAGTGGTCTTTTATCATGAAAAGAGACCACTATCAGGTGATAGACCACCTAGTCAACAAGAATCGACAAGTGATTTGCAGCATATGAAGAGTATTTTATTTGCAATGATTATGGAATCGAATTTCAACGCTGCGGATAGTGTATAAATAAACTGGCGACACTATTATTTTACCATGCCTGAAATAACTAATGATTTAATGGATATGATTATTGCAGATGAATCACCATCAGCAGTAAGTGATAAAATTAAAGATATTCTTTTTGCTAAATCAGCAGAAAAAATTGATGCTGCTACACCCGACATTGCGGCAAAAACATTTGGTGCAGATACAGAAGCAGAAGCAGAATCCGAAGCGGAAGTTCAGGATGCTGTTGCTGATAATGCTGCTCATATTAGTGGAGAAGTTGCTGCTGAAAAGGCATCAGCTGATCAGTAATTATAAATAAAGTTTATAGGACGTAAATGATTCCCGATGAAACTTATTAGAGAAGAAATAGAATCAGTAGAATTTATTACTGAAAAATTAAAAAATGGGAAACAGAACCTTTATATAGAGGGTATTTTCCTGCAAGGAAACATTAAAAACCGTAATGGTAGAATGTATCCTATGGAAACTTTACAGCGTGAAGTTGCCAGATATAACGAATCTAATATTACTTCTGGAAGAGCACTTGGAGAGTTAGGTCATCCTGATGGTCCAACTGTAAATCTAGATAGAGTTTCTCATAAAATTGTTTCACTTAAAGAAAGTGGTTCTAATTTTGTTGGTAGGGCAAAGATTTTAGATACACCAATGGGTTCCATTGCATCTTCTTTAATTAAAGAGGGCGTAAAACTCGGTGTTTCCTCTCGTGGTATTGGTTCATTAAAACCAACCAAAGAGGGATTTAATGTTGTTGGTGATGACTTTATGTTAGCAACAGCAGCAGATATAGTCGCTGATCCTTCTGCACCCGATGCATTTGTTGAGGGTATTATGGAAGGTAAGGAATGGATATGGGAAGGAAATAGTTTTCGTGAGCAACGTGCTGCCGAAACAAAGAATAAGATTGAGTCACTTGTAACCCAAAAAAGACTCGAAGAACATAAATTAAGTCTTTTTAATGAGTTTATTAACTCATTGTAAATACTGCGTTTATAAATAAATATAGATTTTAACTTTTATACAGGAAATCGGAGATTACTCAAATGTCTAGTGGCAACAACTTACAAGAAATGGAAGTAGGCACGAAGCAATCCAAAACGGCTGTTAACGCTAACGCAGGCCAGGCGGATCCAATGCCAAAACTTACAACAGGTGGAACTTCACCAAATGTTGAAGATTTAGGTGGACCTACTCCAGATAACTATAGTCCAACTAACGACTCTGCAAAGTTGAAGCCACCAGGCGGAACTTTGAAGCAAGTTAGAGACGTAGTTAATAAGGGTGCCAAGGGAGCAGACCCAATGAAGGGTATGAAAGAAGAGGAAGAAACCGAAGCACCTGTAATAGAAGAGGAAGAATCTACTACTAATGAAGTAGTTGCAGAAGAACCTGTAGCAACTGAAGAAGTAGTTTCAGAAGAGGAAGCACCTGTTGCTGAAGCACCTGAATACACAGAGATAAGCATCGATGATGATGTTAAAGCTCTTGTAGAAGGTGAAGAACTTTCTGAAGCATTCAAGGAAAAGGCAAAGACAATCCTTGAATCCGCAATCAAAGGTAAGGTTGTTCAGATCAAGGAAGTTCTTGATGCTGAATATGAATCAAAACTTCTTGAAGAAGTAACTGAGATCAAAGACGCACTTAATGAGCGTGTTGACTCTTACCTAGAATATGTTTCTGACGAGTGGTTCACTGAGAACCAACTTGCAGTAGAGGCAGGTCTTAAGGAGGAATTAACAGAATCCTTTATGACTGGTCTAAAAGGTCTTTTTGAAGAACATTATGTAACTATCCCTGAAGAGAAATATGATGTACTTGAGAGCATGGTAGAAAAACTAGATGACATGGAAACAAAACTCAACGAGCAAATTGAGAAGAACGTTTCCCTAAACAGCAGACTTGCAGAGTCAGTTGCAGAAGGAATCCTCGAATCAGTTTCTGAAGGTCTTGCTGACACTCAGAAAGAGAAGCTCGCCTCACTTTCCGAAAGTGTAGAGTTTGCAAGTGAAGAATCTTATCGTGAAAAATTGGAGACACTTAAGGAATCTTATTTCCCTACAAAGAGTGCATCTCCTACTGCTAAATCCGAGAGTTTATCTGAAGGTGTAGATCATGCTGGTGCTGATGTATCAGGATCTATGGCTGGATATCTAAACACTCTACGTGGTTTATCAAAGTAACTGATTTCAAAATTAATCAAACGTAAACACTATTTTTTAAGCAAATGTTCCAATCAGAACAGTTGCAGGAAAAGTGGGCACCACTTCTAGATTACGAGGGCATGGACCCTATTAAGGATAATCATAGAAAGGCGGTAACTGCAGTCCTGCTAGAAAACCAAGAGAAATTTTTAAGAGAGCAAAGTGCATTTGAAAATGGCACTACAATGCTCACCGAGCAACCAACAAACAATACTAACACCGTAGCTGGAAAGCCTGGTTTTAGTGGTTCTGCCGATGCTGGTGGTCCTGTTGCTGGTTTCGACCCAGTTCTAATCTCATTGATTAGAAGAGCAATGCCAAACTTGGTCGCTTATGACCTTGCTGGTGTTCAACCAATGAGTGGTCCTACTGGACTTATCTTTGCAATGCGTTCCAGATACAAGAATATGTCTGGTGAGGAGACCTTCTATGATGAGGTTAACTCTGCATTCTCTGGTCAGAACAACGCACACGACTTAACATCTGGGTTAACAAACGTTAACGCTGGTATGGGTACAACAGGTCAGACTGGATCTAATCCTGCTGTTCTTAACCCAGTTGGTGCTGCTGGTTCTCAAACCCAGTATACTACTGGTCAAGGTATGCGTACAGACCACGCTGAAAAGCTTGGTAACGGCAATGCCAATGAGTTCAACCAGATGGCATTCTCAATCGAGAAGGTCACAGTTACTGCTAAGTCAAGAGCCCTCAAGGCTGAGTACTCACTAGAGCTTGCTCAAGACTTGAAAGCTATTCATGGCTTAAATGCAGAAGCAGAACTTGCTAATATCCTTTCTACTGAGATCCTTGCGGAAATCAACAGAGAAGTTATTAGAACTATCTACAAGACTGCAGAGCAAGGTGCTGTTCAGAACGTTGCAACTCCAGGTATATTTGACCTAGACATCGACTCAAACGGAAGATGGTCAGTTGAGAAGTTCAAGGGTCTTCTATTCCAGATCGAAAGAGACGCTAACGCAATCGCACAGAGAACTCGTCGTGGAAAGGGTAACATTATCCTTTGTTCCGCAGACGTTGCTTCTGCTCTAACAATGGCTGGTGTTCTTGATTACACACCTGCACTTAATGCTAACCTTAATGTTGATGATACTGGCAACACATTTGCTGGAACATTACAAGGTAAGTATAGAGTCTACATCGACCCATATTCTGCTAACCTAGCATCTAACAACACAAGTCCTGGTAATCAGTATTACGTTGTTGGTTATAAGGGTTCATCTCCTTATGACGCTGGATTATTCTACTGCCCATACGTTCCTCTACAGATGGTTCGTGCGGTTGGAGAGAACACATTCCAGCCTAAGATCGGCTTTAAGACAAGATACGGATTGGTTGCTAACCCATTCGCTGAAGGTCTTGATCAAGGTCTTGGAGTACTTAACGTTAATGCTAACCGTTACTACAGACGTGTTGCTGTTAAGAACCTTATGTAAGCGAGACGCTTATATTTCTACAAAGTCAACTCCTTCGGGGGTTGACTTTTTTTTGTCTTGTGATATTATAGTTGAGTCGGTTAAAGTTTAGGCTAAAAACTGACACTTAAGTAAATATGCTAAAGGTTATTATGCCAAAATACAGAAGGTTACCTTCGGAAAATTCTTGTCCCAAGATAGACTGGTTTAAGGATTTAGATCTCCCTCAAGGAAGAACGTTTAAATGTGATAAACGTGAGGTAGTTCAATTAGATCACATTGAAAGAGAAAATGAAAATGGGCAAATAAATAATATTGCTCGTGAAGTAGGAACAAGTAAAGAAAATTACTTAGCTATTGCAAATAATATAAGAGTTAATGGAGTATTACTTGATGCTCAACCTCCATCTTTATTATCCAAATCCAATGAACCAGTAGATGGATTTACTCGTTTGGATGCATTTGAATCACTAGGAATTACACATTGGGTTTTTAATATAGTAGAACCTAAAGAAGGATTTACCGAAGATGATGTTAGAGATGAGGTTGGATTAGGTGCTAATAATCATCCACCATCTAAACCTGCCACACAAGGAGATTTTAAAACTGCTCTTGCTCGTTGGGTTTCAATCCAAGATAAAACACCCACTTCAGGTGAATGTCAAGATTGGATTGATAATATTCCACATTCATTTACTCCTTCAATAGTAGCAAAAATTGCAGAAAGTGTTTTAAAGAATAATGCTACTAAAGCAAGTATGGAATCTTTTGATGCTTCTGATGTTATAAGAAAAACAAAAGAACTTAATGGTGATTGTTTCACTGATCGTATTAAAATTATGCCCCTTAATATTAGTGGTAATAAAACATATTTCCAACGTGTTGTATGTGATCGTGTTTCAGCCCTTTCCAATCCAAAAGTATCTGCAACATATATGGTAGGATATACGAAAGGTGTTCCTGCTGATCAAGTAGAGCAAGTCCGTCAAGATGGTTTAGAAT